AGATCTACGGCGCCACCGGCCGCCAGAACGTCTTGCACCTGGTCGAGATGCTGCGCGTGGGCCAGCGCCGCGGCGTGCCGTACCTCGCCCCGGTGATGGAGCCGCTCAAGCAGCTCGGCCGCTACACGGACGCCGAGATCATGGCCGCCGTGATCAGCGCCGCCTTCACGGTGTTCGTCGAAAAGCCAGAGGCCATGACCGATCCGGCGCTGAGCGGCACGGGCGCCACTGCGCCGGCCTCCGGCGCTCCGGGCAGCCAGGACGAGCAGGCCCTCGGCCTGCAGTCCGGCGCCATGATCGACCTGCTGCCGGGTGAGAAGGTGCAGTTCGCCGACCCTTCGCGGCCGAACCCCGGCTTCGACCCGTTCGTGAACGCCGTTTTCGCGCAGATCGGCATCGGCCTGCAACTGCCGCGCGACGTGCTGATGAAGACCTTCAACGCCAGCTACAGCGCCAGCCGCGCCGCGCTGCTGGAAGCCTGGCGCTTCTTCCGCGGCCGCCGCCAGTGGCTCGCCGCGCAGTTCTGCCAGCCGATCTATGAGGCGGTGATCACCGAAGCCGTGCTCGCTGGCCGGCTGCGGGCGCCCGGCTTCGCCGGCGACGAGTTCGTCCGCGCCGCCTGGCTGCGCGCCAACTGGATCGGCGACGCGCCGGGCTCGATCGACCCGCTGAAGGAAGCCACCGCCGCGCGCGAGCGCTGCGATCTCGGCATCAGCGACAAGGCCGCCGAAACCGTGGCCTACTCCGGCCGCAACTGGGAAGACGTGCACGCCGAGCGCGTGCGCATCAAGCAGGCCGAAGAGCGCGACGGCCTGTCTACGCCGCCGCGTGCCGCGCCCGAACCGCCGCCGCCCGACGGCGAAGACGAAGAAGCCAACCCGGCCAAGCCGCCGGCCTGAACAGAACCGAACGACCCGACAGGGGCCGGTGCGCGGCGACTGATCACCGCCGCGCCCGGCCCCGCTACTTTGCGGAGCGCACATGCGCCTGATCGACATCCTCACCAGCCCCTGGGCGATCGAGCCGTCCAAGCTGCTGGAAATCCGCGCCGTGTACGAAACGCACCTGCGCGGCGAGAAGATCGACCTGAAGGCGGTCGAGGCGCAGCTCGGCCGGCCGCTGGCCAACGAGCCCAAGCCCTACCAGGTGCTCGACGGCGGCGTCGCCGTGGTGCCCATGATCGGCGTGCTCGCCAAGCGCGCCAACCTGTTCATGCAGATCAGCGGCGGCACCTCCACGCGCATCATCGGCAACCACCTCGCGCAGGCCGCGGCCGATCCGCAGGTCGCCTCGATCATCCTCGAGGTCGACAGCCCCGGCGGGCATGTCGACGGCGTCGTCGAGCTCGTCGAGCAGGTGCGCGACGTGCGCGCCGGCGGCAAGCCGGTGGTCGCCTGGATCAGCGGCGTCGGCGCCTCGGGCGCCTACTGGATCGCCAGCGCCGCCGAGCGCGTGCTGATCGACGCCGAGACCGCCCTGGTCGGCAGCATCGGCGTCGTCGCCACGCATGTCGATTACAGCGGCGCGCAGGAAAAGGCCGGGGTGAAGGTGACCGACATCACCGCCGGCAAGTACAAGCGCATCGCCAGCGGCAACGCGCCGCTCAGTGATGAAGGTCGCGCCGAGATCCAGAAGCAGCTCGACGCGATCTATTCCGTCTTCGTCGAACAGGTGGCCGCCAACCGCGGCACCTCCGTCGACGATGTGCTCGACCGCATGGCCGACGGCCGTGTGTTCATCGGGCGCGCCGCCGTCGAGGCCGGCTTGGTGGACGGTGTTTCCACCTTCGCGGACCTCGTCAGCGAGCTGCGCTCGCGCCCCGGTGCCGGGCGTGTTTCCAACCCCAACCGCAAAGGAGTCCGCATGGACCTCGCAACCCTGAAAGCGGATCACCCGGCCCTGGTCGAGGCGATCCAGAAAGAAGGCCACGATGCCGGCCTGCAGCACGGCATCGCCACCGAACGCGCGCGCATCGCCGCGATCGACGCCGCCGCCGTCGTCGGCCACGACAAGCTCACCGCCCAGGCCAAGGCCGAAGGCTGGGACGCCGGGCGCTACGCGCTCGCCGTCCTCGGCGCGGAGGAAGCGACCCGCAAGGCCGCCGCCGCCGCCCACAGCGCGGATGCGCCCAAACCCGCCAAGGACGCGCCCGCGCCCGAAGGCAGCGGCAAGAAGACCCTCACGCGCGCCGCGTTCAACGCGCTGCCGCCCGATCAACGCATGGCGCTCGCCAAGAGCGGCGTCACGGTCACCGAGTAAGGAGCCCCAGCCATGACTGTTCTCACCAACCTGATCCCGGTCATCTACCGGGCCGCCGACCGCGTCTCGCGCGAGCTGACCGGCTTCATCCCCGCGGTGACGCTCAACGCCACCGCCGAGATGGCCGCCAAGGACCAGACCATCACCTATCCGGTGGCCCCGGCCGGCGCCGCGGCGGACATCGCCGCTGCGGCCACGGGTCCCGATCCGAGCGAAAGCACGATCGGCACCGGCAGCATGTCGATCAGCAAGGCGCGCAGCGTCACCTTCTACTGGACCGGCGAGGAGCAGATGTCCGTCTCCGGCCTGTACGAGACGATCCTGGCCGACCAGTTCGCGCAAGCCATGCGCACGCTGACCAACGAGGTCGAAGCCGACCTCGCGGCGCTGCACATCTACGCCAGCCGCGCGCACGGCACGGCGGCGACGACGCCGTTCGGCACCGCCGGTGACTACACCGACGCCGCCGGCGTGCGTCGCATCATCGTCGACAACGGCGCGCCGCTCAGCGACCTGCAGCTAGTGGTCGACACGGCGGCCGGCGCCAACCTGCGCGGCAAGCAGGGCGGCCGTGGCGTCGACGCCGAGGGCACCACCGCGCTGCTGCGCCAGGGCGTGCTGCAGGACATTCACGGCTTCGCGGTGCGCGAAAGCGCGCAGGTCAAGACGTTCACGGCCGGCAGCTTCTCGTCCGGCACGCTCACCTCCGCGGTGCGTGCCGTGGGCGCGACCTCACTGGCCGCGACGGCGGATTACACCGCCGGCCTCGGCGCGGGCGACGTGATCACTCTGGCGCACGAGTCCAACGTGCACAAGTACATGATCACCGCAGTGGCGGCAGGCGCCATCACCATCGCCGCGCCCGGCCTGCGCACCGCCACGGCGGCCACCGGCACGGTGGCCATCACCAAGGTCGCCACCAGCGCCCGCAGCATGGCCTTCCCGCGCAGCGCGATCCATCTGCTGGTGCGGCAGCCCGCCATGCCGGCCGGCGGCGACGCGGCCGACGACGTCCAGGCCATCGCCGATCCGGTGAGCGGCGTCACCTTCCAGGTGGCCATGTACCGCCAGCGCCGCCGGGTCGCGTTCGAAGTCGGCCTCGCCTGGGGCGCAAAGGCCGTCAAGACCGAGCACATCGGCATCCTGCTCGGCTGATGCCCACTGCCGGCGCCGCGGGTTCGCCTGCGGCGCCGGCGAACTGAATCCATCCATGACCTTCGCCACCCTCGCCGCCGCCGCACTGGCGCAGAACTACGCCGTCCTCGGCGAATCCGTCACCGTCGACGGCGACACGGTCACGGCGATCTTCGAGTCCGAGTACCAGGCCGCGTTCGACGTGGCCGGCAGCACGCCCGCCCTGCGCGTCATCGCCGCCGACGTGCCCGGCGTGGCCGCCGGCGACGCGGTGGTCCGCGACGGCGTGGCCTACACGGTGCTGAACGTCGGCGAGATCGGGCCCGATGCGCTCGAGCTGCGCCTGACGCTGCAGCGAGACTGACCGATGGCCCACGTCCGCGAACAGATCCGCACCGCCGCCGCCGCGCTGCTCACGGGGCTGGCGACGACCGGCGCCCGCGTCTACACCGGCCGCGACCCGGCCACGCAGCCGCTGCAGCCGGCGGAACTGCCCGGCCTGGTGATCGAGGTCGCCGACGAGCGCGCGCAGCAGGAGGGCTTCGGCGGGCTGGCCGCGCCGCTCATCTGCGAAGCGCTGCTGCGCGTGAGCGTGCACGTGAAAGCCGCGGCCGGCGCGATCGACACCTGCGACGACGCCGCCGCCGAAGTCTTCGCCGCCATCGGCGGCAACCGCCGCTTCGGCGGCGCCATGGTCACCGGCTACGTCGGCACCGACGGCCCGGCGGTGGACACCAGCACCGAGAAACCCG